AACATTACCAGTGTGCGAAGCACCGCCTCCACCAGATCCAGTATTTACATCTCCGTCTTCTCCAGCGACAATTGTACCAGCATAACTTCCGCCTGCTCCTCCACCTCCGGCTCCACCATTTGAAATATAAGAAAATGCACCAGAAGCACCACCTCCGCCACCAGCACGAGTTGTATTAGTTCCGTTTATATTAGATGCAACTCCAGCTCCACCATCACCAGCACTACTAGCTCCACCATCACCACCAACAGCTCCAGCACCTCCACCTCCACCGGCGCCATTAGTGTTTGCACTACCTCCACCATCACCACCTGCATATCCTTGACCAGAGGTACCAGAACCTCCAGCATTGGCACCGCCGCCTCCGCCTCCAGATCCTCCTGACCCTCCAGTTCCTCCAGATTTATTTCCAGCTCCACCACCAGTAGAAGATATCTGATTGAATGAACTCGTAGATCCACTATTACCAATTGATGATGTGTTTAATACAGCGGCACCGCCTGCTCCTACGACAACAGGATATGTTCCAGCTATTATATTCATTGTGCCTTCAGCAGAGCCACCTCCTCCAGATGACAGACCACTCACGTTTGATCTATAGCCTCCAGCTCCACCACCTCCAGCGTAATAGTATCCACCCCCTGAACCACCGCCTGCAATTACTAGATATTCTACGCCACTTATTGCTTTGCTCGCAATAAAATTGTCAGAAGATGTAAAGGTATGAACTTTATAAGTAGTGGCTCCAATAACTACAGTTGATTCTGTGCCACCAGATCCTGGCGGTGTATCACCAATCGGAAATTCTTCAAATGAAATTTGTTGCCATTTTCCGTCAGAATCATTCCACACAGCAAGAGTATTTGCTGCATCTGCCCAGCCTAAAGAACCAGCTGTTAAACCAGAAGAATTAATTGTTAAAAAACCTTCAGCGCTATCAAAAGAATAATTAGTTACTCCGCCTCCACCTCCACCAGCATCTGCTTCTCGTAAAGCTACGTAATCTGAATCAATTAGATTTATAACTGCAGAGGAATCAAGACCACCAGTTGCTCCTGATATACTACCTTCTTGACTTATATTACCAGACACAACTGCTCCTGATATAGCATCAGCAATATTTCTAGATCTACTTCGCGCCATTATATTTCTCTTAACCTTTCAATTACTTCTGGATCCATAGCAATTCCTGTATACTGATCATTACGAACATACTTCAGAAAAATTAAAAAAGGCTTGATGACCGGCCAGTGCTTATCATCAAGCTTTAACTCTAGCATATTAAGACTTGCCTCAATGCCGAATGAATTAAATATCACAATCAAATGATTGAGTATTAATCTTTCAGCCAGCTCGTCATTTTCAATATAGCGATTCACTAAGCGTTTGACATATTTAAATCGTTTCAAATCCTCATAAAATTCTTCGATATCCGAGAACTGAGGTTTGTAATAGTGCTTCGCTGCATAAAGAAAGAGATTGTCTTCCGTGAGTTCATCAAATATCATCATAAAGTTATTTATATTTTAATCTAGTTCTTTTTCTAAAATAGCTTTAATGGTTGCCTTTGTTTCCTTTGGATCTATTTCAATTTCCCAATCTTCAGCAGTTTCAATTAATTGAGCTTTAGTCATAGAATCAAGATCAATCTCTTCAACTTCCCACTCAATTTCAGAATCATCTTCTACATCTATAGTAAAAAGATCATCTTCAATCAGTATATCATCTTCTACATCTTCCATAATATCTATTTGAACTTCTTGAGCATGTGCAGCTTCAGCTTTAATCGAATCAATTTTCACTCCAAGATATTCATCAATATCTTTCTGAGATATAGATCCACCGACGAGTATCTCACCTGTGTTAGGATGAATCCAACCTTTACGAGTTGGAATTGCATCTTTTTGATAACTTGGTGCTTTAATTGCCATTGTACATTCTCGCGTATGCTGATTTGATTCCTGCTAGTTGATCACGTGATTCTTTTACTTCACTTGATCCTTGACCTTTTTTCGTTGGATCTTCTGGAGTTTGTGCTTTTTTATCTCCAGCTGGATTATCTCCAGGACGTTTCTTTGCATTCGGACCCGCACGACCTGCTTTTGCTGCATCGTCATGAGATTTCTTCTCAAGATCTGGGTCAGCAGCATTACCCTGAATGTCTGCCTTCATCTTCTTAGCACCAGCACCTTTGAGATTATTATCCATATCTTCAGGAGGTGTAGCACCTTTGTAATGCTTTGAACGATCACCCTCGAGAACCATCATCAATTTGTCACGAATAGTCAGTGATTCTTTTTGTTCCATTTCAGTACCTTTGCCATCTTTATTATTTCCGAGTTTAGGATTCATTGTAGCGGTTTCACCGGATTTTTTCTTTGGATCTTTGATCTTCATTGTCACTAGACGATCTTCTTTATCAGAATGAACTGTTCGTTTAGCCTCGTCAGTTCCTTCTTTCTGATCAGCAATCTTTGTTGCTGTATCTTTCTTCATAGTGACAGGGTGAGTTTTGCCACCAAAGTTGAAAGATTTCTTACCAGATTTTGCTGCAGCTGCTGCCGCACCATGAAACGCTGTTCTCTCATTTGCTGGAATCTCTTCGGGTATTACGAATGATTCGGTAGCAGGTACTTTAGCTTTTCCTGTCATTTTATCAACAGCCATCGATACCCCTTTACTTCTTTTCACTATGCCTTTAACGCCTTTTTGCATACTAGCTTTAGGATTCATACCTTGACCAGCCATTTTATTACCAGCAGCTGCTGAACTAGCAGGAGTTTTTTTCAAATACCTACCTATCGTACCTTTTGAAATTTCGTTTACTTTTGACATTTTTTTACATCCATATGTTAGTTGCTATAGCTCCGGTTGCCGCTACAACAACAACCCAGAATAATTTCGAAATTAAATTTACGGTCCTTTGATTATCAAGGACAATTCTCTCTATTTCATCTATTTTTACGGATAACCGATTGATACGCTCGTACTGCTTTTCGTGTTCTTCTGACATCGCTTCAATCTTTTCTTCTGCGCGTGCAATAGAAATCATAGCGTCAGCAAGTTTATCTAACTTACTTTCTATTCTGTCGAGTCGTGTATCGGTAGAGTCTGCCATCAGTTATCCCATTGAATAAAATATAGAACTATTTATAATAAAATCAATTTGAAATAATTACTTTTCCTTCAGCAATCAAACGTTCTCTGTTTTTCATATGCTGTGCTTGGATCTCTTCTTTTGATCCGCCATAATAATCTACTGCATGTCCTTCATTAATAAGTATCTCAGTGACCCGATGTCCTCCAACGATGAAGTCACCCAAGATTCTTCCGAACTTTCCTTTTGCGTCTTCTCCACTTTTGTCGACTTCTGTTTTAAGAGTTTGTATTGATCCCTCAGGTATGAGTTCTTTGAGTCTTTCTTTTGATGCGAGTCCAAATGCTTTCTCCACTAGGTCACGAGTTCTTGATTCAGGAGTATCTATACCCATGATTCGTACTCTTTCGTCTTTCATCCATACACCGAATCCTAAATCGATATCGATATCAACTGTGTCTCCATCAACAACACGATTGATGAGTGCTTTATATTCGTACATTTAACAATTCCACCTTCTTCTTGCTTGTCTTAACCTACTGTTAGGATCTTTTGCTGCTTTTGGAAACATCTTCATTTGACCAGCACTTCGAGCACAATATGATTTACGTCTATTTGCTGCCTTACTGCCTTTTTTTAATTTGCTTGGTTTAGTAGTAACTGCTGTTTTTAGATTGCCGCCAGTCTTACGATTATATGCATCAACTCCTTTTTGAGTTAATCCAGCACCTTTTTCAGTAGGTCTCTTATGACCTTTTGAATCTCTGCCAGTTAACTTTTTTTCTTCTGCAAATGCTTTAAATCTAATCATCTTTTTCGCTCTTTAGATAATCTCTTACTGAATCGATATAATCAGTAGCTTTTGTTATTTTATTCTGACACCATTCAGGTAAATTATCATTATCACCGAGCATTTTATTTAATTCTTGAGCAGCGTCCATCATCGTTCTCAATTGAGTTTTTGCCATATCGCCTTCTTGATCGTATTCGCCTGGATCATTATCGTCATCTTCTTTGACGTTTTCGCCGGGTGTTACTTTCTTCATATGCTTTACGCTTTCGGGCGTTCCATAGTCATACTTAGCAACTTCTTCAATTTGTTTTCTAAGATTATACCACATTATTCTTCGCTCTCCTCATCGCGTCCTTGTGCTTTCAATCGAAATGTTTTCTTTACCTGAGCATCAGTAACACGCTTTACGTTCTGAATCATAGAAGGTTGCTTCACAATCTTACGAAGAGTTTGCTTAAGCATACCAGGAGAGTCAGCCGAAATAAACATTTGTGGAAGACCTTCGATTGAAACTGCAAAGTTCATTTCTTCTTTTACAGATTCGCCTTTCGGTCTACTACGTAAACGTATACTTGTCATAATAGAATCTGCTCTTTTCGAGGCTCTTTCTTTTTCTTTATCTGTTGCTCCTGCGTATGCGGATTTAGAAATAGATTTCAATTGTGCTCTTTTTAAGCGCATGGTATCTTTTGCTTTATCACGATATTTCATTTTTAACTTATCAGAAATTTCGTTAACAGACTCACCCTTTTGCCTATTCTTCTTCATCATATTGATGCGATCTTTTTCTTTATCATATTTTGTTTTCTTTTTAGGATAAGAAAGATTCGGTAACTTCTTGCTTGTGTACATTGCAAGTTCGTCAACTGATTCATTTCGTGATTTTCTTAATGCTACCATTTTTCTCTGTAAATCAAGCAAATCAGTCCTGTCTTTTCCTGCTCCTGGATGTTTAGGATTTTTTCTTAATCTATCATTTATCTTTGACATTTGACCTTGAACTGCTGCAACCTTTCGCATGCTTTCACCCATGATTCGGGTTTTAGCTTCCATTGATTTGACTTTTTTACGTGGAAGTTGTTTAGTGTCACCTCTATCCATTACACCATGCATATCTTTACCAGGATCATCTTTACCATGATATCCAGCTGCTTTACCAGGAGGAAGTTTAGTAACCTTACCACCTTTTGCCATATATGCTTTCACTGCATCTGAAGAAGCATCTTCTTTTTTGGATTTCTTTTTATTATCCGGATGTCCTTTACCGCCATCTTTACGAGTAGCCCATACAGCTCTTTGCTGAGCCATTGAAACATATCCTTCAGTTTTTACAACTTCTTTATCTGTTGGCACCATTCGTACACCTTTTTTACCATCAGACTTTGTGTATACTTCAGGTTTTTTATCAGCAGATTTTACATTTTCTTGTTTCTGATTCTTTTCTTTATCAAGCATCTGTTTAATTTTTAAAAGTTTATCCTTATCTGAAGGTGTCATCATTTTCTTTTTCATCTTGTCAGCATAATTAGGCATATAACCTTCTTGCTTATCACCACGCTTTGCAGATAGATATGCTGCTATCGCTTGATCACGACGTTCTTTATCTGATTTACCTTTAAACTGAGGTGCATCTGATTTTTTGAAATCGTCTATCCAAGCACCCATACCATCTGAAACTTTAAGTGGCATTATTAACTCCTTACCTTTGCTGCTAGGTCTTTGTCGGCTTTGCCCCAAGTACCTGATGACTTTGTTACGAATGAATTAACTCTTGCTAATCCCCATTGTGACGGAGTAGTACCAGGTCGATGACCAGTTCTCCATGCTGCAACTCCACGGTTGTATACTTTTCTCAGTATGCCCATTGACATTCCCGATTTTTCTGCTTTTTTCTTTAAAGCAGCAGTAACATCTTCTGACAAATATTGATTGAATCTAATCATTTTTCTTCCTTGGATTTGTATCTCTATTTTTCTTTTGAACATCACGCAATCTTGCACGATCCATCATACGATCATGTTTAATCTTATCTAATTGTTTTTCTCGATCAATTCTTGCTTTTGCAATATCTGTTCTATCTTGCTCGCCAAACATTTGCTTAAATCTTAGAGTATGTCTACTTGGCTTTGTCTTAGCAGTCGCATCACCCGGTGCTTTTTTATATGCAGCTGGATTATCATCATCATACTTTGAATACTTTTTAAAATGAGCATCTCTTGCAGTTTTTGTCTTCTTTGATTTTATTCCAGAATGATATGCTTTTGGCTGTGTACCTTTTCGATCTTTAATATCCGGATCTTGAGGAGATGTAGTTTTTTCTTGTAAAGATTCGAGCTTTACTGAAAATGGAGCAACCGGTATTTCTTCAGGAGTTTCAGACAATTTTTCAATAGAGTCTAGCCACTTACGATATTCATTGCCAACACTTTCAATGATTACATAGTTTGATCCAAGATGTTTGACCTTACCGAGTTGACCAGTTTCTTTAACTACGACAGTGTCTCCTGGCTGATATAAACTACCTTGTACATAGCTTTCTCTTATTTCAGATACGGGTTCTAATTGAATATGATTTTTAAATTCTCTTTGTTCTTTTAAACCCATTGCTGATCGAATTTTATTATATAATCCCTTAGCATCAGCATTTGATATAGTCTTTGGTAAACCCTGTGAGAATGCAGTAAAGTCTTTATCAGTTGCTGCAGCTCTCATTTTAGAAGCACTCATCCCTTCAACGCCCTCGCTATCTGGATCACGGCTACCAGCAGACATAACATCAATACGAGAAAAGCTATAAACTCCATGAGGACCTTTCTTTTTATTATACTTATTGAGTAAAATATCAAATTCACGAACACGATCTTGACCAACAACCATAACTACATTCTTATATCCTTCATCATATAATTTTTGTATAGCGTTAAATACTGTTTTTACTTTCTTATCAAGCATAATTGAACGAGCATGTTTTGGAAACATTTTACGAGCATATTTAATTTTCTCTGCATAATTAAGAGGATTCTTTTTTGAATCTTGTGATTGTGACAAGAAAACTCGATAAGGATTTCTACCGGCTTTTCTTGCTAAAACATCAAGAAGTTTTTCATGACCAACTGTAGGAGGATTCATTCGACCAAACGTAAAATATACGGTCTTTTCCTCTTCTACTAAATAACTTTTAAAAGAATTTATCAACCTTTTTTCCTCGAAACTTCTGCTTTACGAACTTTAGGATACATTCGTTTTGCTAATCTTTGAAGCCGAGCTTTTACTGCTGGCTTTTCTAAACGCTTTTCAATTTCTTTTTTACGAGCAAATGATAACTCAGACTTTGGTATATCCTTTGTCAATTTACGAACTATTATATCACGAGCTTTACGATTAGCTCTTCTTAGTAATTTACTTTTGTTAGCCATTTTTCTCTTAGCTCGATCACGACCAACTTTAATTCTTGCTTTTAATCTTTTCATAAGACGCGAACGCTTTAAACGCTGCTGCATATTAAGAGCTTCATCAACTTCTTCTTTTAAATTGCCGCATTTACATACAGGACTGCAAGTGCAAGGATCGCATTCACAACCCGGATTTGAACACGGAAGCTGTGCATCAGGATCTACTGACTCTCCAACATAACCTCCTTCACCTACACCAATTGTTCTTTTACGACGCATAGCTCTATAGTTAACCAGTTCGTCTTCGCCTGGTTTATATTCAACTACATACATGTCTTTGAAAGAAAGCGCGTTTGAATTTTGAAATACGTCTTTAAAGCGAACGATATCCGCCATGTTAATTTCTCCCCGGTTTATCCCATCCTTTTAATATATTAGGGTTAAAGTTGGCAAATGAAAATTCCATTCGATCAACTATCTTAACCGCATCACCACCAAGTTTATCAATAGCAACATAGCCTTCTTGACCAGTTGTACGATAACCTTTCTTTGTTTTTAAGAAAGTTTGTGTATTGTTTAATTTATTAAGTATATTTATAATTTTTAGTTTTGCTAGAATTATGACTCTTTGTAATTCAAACATCTGAACAAGTGATGCTTTATTTTGTTTTGAAAAGAATTTTAATATTTCATCTCTCTTTGTTTTTTGAGCAGTCTTACCTTTTTCAGTGGTTCTCTTATCCATTTCTTTCTGAAACTTATCACTAATAAATTTAATCAAAGCATCTACTCTCTTTTTTGGATCTGGTGGAAGCGCTCCGGCTCTAACATAGGTATTTGAATGAGTTTCAATCATTTGAGCAAGTTGTTGATTCCCTTCAAGCTGTCGAAGTGTAGACCCAGCAATTTGATTAAAGATGTATCCTGCAGTTGAGAGATATTCATTCACTTCATCTGTATCTTTTTGTGACATAGTATATCGTGACATATCTCTTAGCATAGCATCTTGTGACCAAACATTTTTAGATTGCTTAAGCTTACTTACATCTACTCCATAAGAAGCTTTCATTGATTCAAATGAATTGCCTTTGTAAGTTGTGTGCCACACTATTCCGATCTTTTTGTTTTTGATATCCTTGGCCATTTCCGTGCCTGCTGGTATTGCATATAAGATTGTATTAGGGTGAAAGGTGACGTATTGCTTTCCCTTAATTTTTTGAGTTTTGATATCTCCTGGACCAAATAAGAAATCACCTTGTATTACTCCTTTTATCCCAAGACTTGGTAAATAGCGTAAAGCTTGCTTAAGCTTTGTATTAAGATCGCCAGAAGTATCAGCGTCAATATCACTATCAGTCTTGTATACTTTTGGGCTTTTATTAAAAATACCTTTCTTTGCCACAAAGAACCGTCCATCGCGAGGATCAGTCCCAGCAAAGATAGCAGGAGCACCGTCCCATTTAACACTAACAGATCCGTCATGAACTCCTCCTAACATATCTCTCATTGAACGAAGAGCAAGAATTGCTTCTCGTGTTCCTTTGACACCACCATAGATAACCTTATCCTCTATGTGAGTCATGTGTGTATTTTTTTGTTCTGTTATAAATTCACTAAAATTCATCTTGCTGCTCTATCTTGAGTTTTTTCAATTAGTATAACATCAAATGCTGCTGTTATTCGAGCATTATTTGATCTTACCGAAGCTCTTACATCAATGTCTGATTTTTCTGGTATTCTAATTGGCACTGCAAATTTATAAAAATATTGCCCGCCATTGCCTTGTACTTCAAATGAATGACCTATTCTAAAAGTGTCTTTTCCGAAATATCTAATAAACATATTACCCGATGCATCTGCACCATCCTGACAAGTAGAAGTTACTTGCATCAAATAACCATTATAATTCGCTGGAACTGTATAAACTGCCATAAGAGTTTGACCTTTACCAGCATTTATTCTTGCGACTGTTGTACCTCCAGCTGCACTTGCCTCGATGTCGATATTGCCTGTATTCGTTGAACCATTTGCTGAAACAAAAGCTCTATTTACTCTACGGAATAATTTTGTTCCTAAAGTATCTGTACCAGAAATAACTATATCTTCTGATTGAAAATTATAATTTGAATCTAATCCTTGTACAGTTACGGTATGTCCTTCATCTGCTACATTATTACGTTCAACATTTACAACTGCTGGTGTATCGAGTGCAGTCCATGGATATATTGTATCATCTATATCCCATACTGTTCCAGTTTCATTTTGAGACATAGCAGGAACAGCACCAAATTTATGATTGCTTGATGTACCTTTGACCATTCCTCTTGCAATGTTGAGAAAATCGTCTTCAATATATTTTGAACCTGTATATGCCATTATAGTATAACTTCAGGTTTAGGTTTTCCTTGAGAAATTTGTGCTAATCTTACTTGTGATTTTTTAACTTTTCCAATAAATTCTATTCTACCGCCAACGTCTCTTTTTAGATTTCCACGAGCCTCTTCATCTTTTACTTTAGCACTAACTTTATTATTATTAAACAACACCAAATCATTTTTTGCTAAGTAATTATGAGCTTTTATTTGAAACTCTCCTTCAAGTCTTTTCATTTCTGTAGAATACTTTTGACGAATTATTTGCAAATCAGCCTTATTAACTTCTTCTTCTCCAGAACCACCAAATTTCAATCCTAAAGTTCTCTTAAATTGAACAACTTGTCTTACAAAATCTGAAACTTGTACTGTACCTCCAAGTCTAAAACCAGCAGCGATTTTAGGATTTGACGCACTTATAGTTGCAGCTTTTAATTCGTATTTTTTACCGTTAAGAATCATGATATCAACACCAGCTGAGCCGCCACCACCAACAATCGCTTTATTAACTAAAAAATATAACATAGCTTCACCTGGTCCAATGCCAGCTGCTGGGAAATTCCAGAGGCGCATAAAATTGCTGTAATAATTATTACGCAAATAATCAATTGCTTTATTAATTTTATTCTTAGAGCTAACAGTCATAGTATCCTGTATCATTTCCATAGGAAATTTAGGAAACCATTGGGTTGCTAACATGAATTGAATTTCTTTTTTTCTTTTATCAGAATTAAAATCAGTGCCTTTAATATCAATAGATCTAATAGAAAGTGCTTTTCTTATATAATCTCTATCTAAATCACGTAATAAATCAGTTTTCATTTCATTTAACTCTTGGCTATATATTATAAATCTTTTCATCAATGTCTCCAATTACTGTTGATGAATAACTATACACTATTTATACTGAAATGTAAACAAAAAAAGCGCCCCGAAGGACGCTTTTCTCAATATATTTTAAGAGTTTACTTTAGATCATCAGCTGTTAATGTTGGAAGTGAAGTCATTCGTGACTCCATTTCTGCCATTTCATCTGCAGGAAGTGGAACCATACCAGCATCTGCTAGGATACCATCTTCACCCCAATGCTTTGTCCACTCATTCACATACTCTTCAACACCAGGAACTACACCAACGTGTGCATGTTTGATATAGAAGTATAAGGAACGAGAGATTGAGTATGAACCATCGGCAATTGCTTCAAATGTCGGAGCACCACCATCTACGATTGCACCTTCAAGTACATCTCTGTTTTGGTCAAGATATGAGAAACCAAAGATTCCGTATGTATCTACATCTTCTTGAAGTTTCTGAACAATCAAGTTATCCTGCTCTCCTGCTTCAATAAATGCACCGTCGGTTCTCATTGCACGACAAGCTTTTGCTTTTTTACCAGATGCTTTAAGAGCTGCTTTTGCTGCTGAATCTTTTTTACAATATCCTTTTTCATTCACCATTTCTACGAATGATGCACGAGTACCAGATGTTGTTGGTGGGCCCATGACTCTGATTTCTAGATTAGGTAGATCAGGATTGATTTGATTCCAATGTGTATATGGATTATCAATCCAGTTTCCATTTTCATCTGGGACTTGAGCAGTCAGTGCTTTACCTAGATCTGACTTTGAAATATTCAACGGAGTACCATTAATTGAGTGTGCTACTACAATACCATCATATCCTACTTTGATTTCAGTAAGTGTAACACCGTTTTTATCACAGTATTCTAATTCACCTGTTTTCATTCTTGATGATGCATTTCCGATATCGATAGTCTCTACACCGATACCATCACAAACGCCTTTTTTGCCAACTGAAGAACCGCCTGATTCTACAACTGGAGTTTTAAATTTTGGATTTTTTCCAAGTTCTTCTGCAACGATTGTTGCAAAAGGTAATACTGTTGATGATCCTGCTATGGATACAAAGTCTCTTGCTTGTGCAGTTGAGGCCACTAGAGCAAGAGTTAGACCTAAGATTATTTTTTTCATATCTTTTTCCTTCTAATCGATTAAAAAAAATGAGCCAGTCTCAACATTGGCTCATTTTTATTTATTAAAACAACTGTTACAGTTTTGTAACAGTTTTATTACATATTTTCGCTTAATTTATAATTTCTTTTATTATACATTTGAACACCACGGTCACGTCTTTTAGCAACTGCAGTGACGTCATATGCATCTACAACTCTTTCCCAACCAGATGGTTTAAAATCTTTTGCCCATGCTGCAAGTTGTTCTGGTTTATGCGCTTTCAATATTATACTCCTTTAAATTATTCCAACGAAAACTTCGCCATCCGTTTGCTTCTATATCCCAAACGGCAAGTGAGTCTCTTGATCTATTATTCTTATCATCCCATATCAAATCTTTCGACTCAACTTCTACTTTTTCTGGAAGGTACTCTTCATTAAGAGTACACTTCATAATTCTTTCGTCGCCATTTACTTTTATAAAATTAACAGCCACTATGTTTTCAAAAAGTTTTTCAATTAAATCTAATTTATTCATTTCCATTAAGACACCCGTATTGCTACATAAATTAACATTGCTAATATACTAAAATTTATCATCATATTGATGTAATGTGGATTTGGATTCATTATGCTGCCTCCGCAAATTCTAGCGCTGTTTTTAATGCATCCTTCTTACGAAGTTGGTTTCCACCAAACCAAGAAGAATATAATCGATTATCACTGTTACGACCCTGTACGTGGTCTGTAACATATGTGACAGAGTTAAATGCCTGCCACCAAGAACCCTCTGCAAATTGTGCGCCGGGTTGTTGTTCTACTGCGTCAAATGCAAGACGAGCATTACGTGAAAGAGTATCAACCGATAAAGACTGATTCTGTACACGCTTGTCTGCAGTACGTGGAAAAACATTGTTTAGATATTCTACATATGAATCAATAGTAAATCTTTTTGAACCAAGAAACTCAGCCATTTCTTTGTATGTGTTCAACTTGTCAGTTGCGATACCAAGAGCTTGCTTGACTTGTGACGGATCAAATTGAACACGGTGACCGACTTTTACAGAGTTGTCTTTCTTAGAGTCAAGTGATAAAGACAATGTGTTATTACATACCACACGAATTGGTGTGAAACGAATATCGATCGACTTACCATACTGATGTGGATTAGAGAACAACAAGTATGAATCAACTTGATCTCCACCAAACAAGTCAAATGATTCTTTCACTTTAGCAAGAGCCCATACCATCTGACCATTACGAAGAGAACCAGCAGTATTCATTTCCATATCGCCATTCATAACAAACTCGCTGAAGAATTCAAATGCTGTTTCGTTTTGAACAGGATTCCAGTTTTCACCGACATTTGTCAAGATCTTTGCGTCTGATTCACGAATCAAAGATTTTTGACCAGTAGACATACGCTTACCGTCATACTCTACGAATGATTCTACCTCGCGAACTTGCCAGTCAAGTCCTGCTTTTTGCATCATCTGAACAGGTGTCAGATCATTCGATACAGGAACTCCAAGGCCGTGCCACGGAACTTCACCTGCATATGCCATTGTTTCAACTTGATGTGCCATTATTTTACCTCCTTGCTTAAGATATCAGTTGCGATGCTTCTCCACATCTTATCATTTCTAATTAACTCACTGAAATATTTTACGGCTGCCCATTTATAATCATTGCCACTCATATTGTCAATATACTTTTCAGCGATAGTCATTGACTCATCATAAGTAAGACCAGATGGGAATTTTGTGTTTGCTAAATCGTTCATAATTTTACCTCTTTCTTTCATTTTTCATCTTATATAAATATTATACCACAGTATGAAAGCATTGTACACCATAAAATGCACTTTAATTAAAAAAAGTGCAAGGAGAATTATATGATTCTAATGGATAAAGTAGGACATGAGATTTTAAAGAAAGGCGACATAGTGCGCGCGCCTTCTGGCTCAAACGATTGGGTTGTTATAGACAATGGAGAGAAAGTTGTAATCGCTTGCATTAGTAAAATGATGCATAAGGAGAGTGAAGATTTAGAAGAATGGTATAAAGTTAAATAAGAGTTGCAGATTCTTTTTGATTTGTGGTTTCATCATTTGACATATAAGAAGCAAATCGGTCTCTTTTACCCCAATGGTATTCATTAAACTCGTAACCCATTTCTACAGCATGGTCAAATAATTCAACGTACCATTCGTATCTTAAATTGATATCAGAGTTTTCATTGTACCATAAATGGCCATCACCAAGATATAGATCATGCCGCATATCTTCGATAGGAGTGCCTTCCTCTATTCTCATAATATCGATACCTATTCCTGTAATATCTGCATAATCTTTATATCGAGTTAAAAGATCTTTAGTGTCTTCAAAATCTTTTCTTGTTTCTGTAGGATACCCGACTATTAACAGAAATCTCATAGGAATTTTTCTTCTTCCTAAGTTATGAACAAAGTAATCTATATCAGCATTTGAGAACTTTTTCTTCATATGATCTCTAACACTTTCGGATCCGGATTCAATTCCAATTGTCAATCCTCTACATCCAGAATTTGCTAAATTGTCAAAATCTTCTTGGCTAAATTGATTTTCGCTACGTGCAATAAACTGTCCGTCCCATCCAACCTTCTTAGGATTATTCGATAGTTCTTTACATAGCATACGAAAATGTTTCATAGATCCATTTACTAGCGAGTCAGAAAATGATATATGTTTAGCATTATATTTTTTAACTAGTTCATGCATGTTGTGTGCTAATTTATCACCTTCAACAAATCTATACATTGGCCATTGCCGTGAAACATTACAGAATGTACAATTACGTACACATCCTCTAGATCCAGTGATTATAAGAGATTTATATTTATGTTCGGAAACTTGATCAGAATAATCTGGTACAGGCAAACTATTTAAATCATTGTATTGAACAGGAAAAGATCCATTAATTCCAGGATAATCCCAATTGCCATTAAGAAATTCTAATAGAGCTTGTTCTCCTTCGCCCTGTATAAAATTTTTTTCTGTCCATGAAGATGTGACACCTCCACCACCATATACTACATTTTTAAAATTTGATCCTACTTCAAGAGCAATATCTTTTTGCAAATAAGAAAAGACTGAAATGCCTAACCATTTAAAGTCGTACTGATCTATTGTCAATAAAAGACGATTTATGTCTTCTATTTGATTTCCATCTACTACTTTTACTTTTTTGCCTTGTGATTCTAAGAATCCTTTCAGATACGCCGGACCCGGAGAAGGCTTATCTTTATCCATATCTGGCAATGAAGTAAGAAGAATGTCATACACGAAATGCACCTACTATATGAATTCTATCATGTTCACTAGCATTCAATGCAGTGTGCATTTGTGTAGTATCAACAACATATGCTCCGCCATCGGCAGGTAAATGCATTTGCTCGCCGTCTACTAATAAAAAACAATGAGGATTTGTTTCAATTGGAATATGCAATCTTTTTGTGTTATCTTTATGATAGTAGTAACATGTTCTTGGTTTCATTAACATTACTCGAGTTCGAACTAAGTCATGATCTTCTAGTATTTTGTTTATATAAGGTATGTTAAAAAGAGGCTTATCATATTCTAATTCATTTGCATCGACTCGTAAATAATTTTGTCCTATTGTTGGTTCAATAGGATCCATATTAGAACTGTCACCTTGTAAATAAATTTGTCTATCAAATTTTGGCAAGGTGTCTAATTCTAGTTGTATTATATCTAAGTTGTATTTATGTTCCTGGTTTCTCATCGAGTAAGTCAAAACTTAAATTTTCTCCGTACGCTAGTACACATGCTTCTTCACCATCTGTTTCAAGTATTGACCATGTACCTGTGTCTAAATTTGCCCAAAGACCTACCTGTACTGAAAATGCGATAAGATCTCCATCATAAGAGACACCTGCGCCATTCAAAAGATATTCTTCGCCCTGTTGCATAAGTACATAATTAACTTCTTCTAATGATCCACAGCGTACAGGTTTTGTTCTCCAATCACCTGCAAAAGCAAATGATGGAAGTAGGATTGCCAGTCCCAGTATTATTCTAAACATTATTTTTCCAATCTATATAATATATATTCCCTCCCAGGATAAGGTTCCATAACAAGAGCAGGAGCTCCGGAAGGCGTGGACTTTCCTACTTTATGCCACGTATATCCTTCCGAAAGCTGCTGATCACTTACTTCAAAGAACTCTGCATTCGTATTGAAAAACAGAACACTTGTTAATAATATGAAGATTCCCATATTAGAACTTAAACTTTACGCCGAC